TTTACCCATTCCTCCTTTAAAGGCTCCGTTATGTAGTCATCCATAAGTAAGGATTCGACAATGTCATCGCCAGTAGTAGGCGCATCCTGATAGAGTCTTACCCTCAAGGCCTCGCTGGGGCCAACATCCGGGAAAGTAAACGGAGCGCCTCGGATAAAGCCCTCGTTCACGTATCCGTACTCACCACGACCCACCTGAGTGAGATCGGTATTAGTTCCCCAATCGCGATGACTATCCTCTGGATAATTATCATCAGCGGTAACTCCGCTACCATACTGATTCGTCCACTCTATCTCGTCACTTATATCAAAACCAAGATCACCAGCGACGTCAACAAACGAAGTTCGAAGTCTAAAGGGCACCTCACCCTGTTCACTCAAGTAGTCAAGTAGCTCCTGAGGTTTAAAGTACTCCCGACCTAGATCAATCTGGTCCTGCGCCCATTGGTCAGCTCCAAGGTACTGAAGCTCATCCTTTACAGCGTCCTTGGCGTACCTAGACAAATCCGCGCCCTTCTTGCCTGTAGATTGATCAATCACAGCGCTTTTAGGTATCCAGCTAACAAGATCGCTCAGCGGGTACAATGTGTTGGTGTCTAACCCTCTAACTTTTTCGACAGCCCTCGAGTAGTAAAAGGTATCGACGGGGTTAGGGGCAGCATCTCCTGTCTGGGCGGCATCGGTAGCTGTCCACTCAGGCATATCAGACCACATAGATAACGGGTATTTATCTTTGTACTCTAAGAGTGGAGGTTTCTTTGCTAGAGAAGTACCCCCCTCTGTCTTCCCCGAAAGGGTCAATCCCTTATTGCTCCTTAACAAGGGTAAGGCCATGCTAATTGCGCTTATGGTATTCTTTACATCCTGCTGTTCTGCTCCAGTGATATCTGCGATAGGCTTAGAAGCCGCTGTCATTGCGTCGTCGACTGCAACATTGTACGGATTTAACGAGAAGGCAAACGGGAGCGTCCATGCGGGTCCGCCAACGCCCCCAGACTTTTTATACTGGTGAGCTGACTGTAACAGTCCCTGCTTTACGTTAGAGAAGTATGCGTCCGGGTATCCTCCTACGTAGTCCTTGGTGTCCCCGTAACGATCCTTTAACCATTCCCACCATTCCATCAGATGATCCCGTAGTTTCCATACTTAAGGTCTTCAGTCCACTGCGGGTCTTTGCCTGCCATGCCAAACCTTAGTGACATCACGGCATACCTTGTCGAGGACATTAGGTCATCTCTTAGGCTTACTATTTTCGTGTCCTTCCGATGATACATTCTAAACTCCTCAAACCAGTCCGAAAGGTGGGAAAATACAAAGAACTTGTTGTTAGACATACGCTGGTAAATCTCCATGATCCCAACCTCTACAGAATTGCCTCCCTTTGTCTCACCAATAGCCGGAGGATTCTCAAAGTGGAAAGGTAGGAAATTACATCCTTGCGCTCTGTATTGTTCTGCTAACCCAGGATTACCCATTGAATCCTTGCGGTTGCCATCATGTGGCCACGCTATAGGTATGAATCCGGGCCTTGCCTTTATAGCTGACGCATGGGTCGAAGGGGGTGCTTTAGACATACGATAGCAGTCGTATATGTAAGTAGATTCCTCTTCCGGGTCGTACGCACACCAGATGACAGCAGTTGGGTGATCATAACCAAAGTCAATCCCTGCGATCCTGGGCCAGTGGTCCGGTATCGTAAAAGATGTTACAGACAGTTGCTCCTCTGGTATAGGGAACACCAATCCCGAGCCAATGGTGGGTCGCCCATAGCGACGCATCTCCCGCTCATGCGGGCTGTACGAGCTGAGGATTTGTTCCATGACAGCCTCATTGAGGTGCCCTGGTCCTCCAGATAAGCTTCTTATTTTTTCACTTGCGTCATCCCATGTTGCGTTGTTTAAACTCTGTCCGTCCTTTAGGTTGTTCAAGAAAGACGCGACAGTCTCGGTCATACCCTGTTCGGGCGTGAAGGTCATATAGACCATGCCTTTGCGATCAAGAGTTCGAGTTACGGCTTGAGAGTACAGCTCCCTGCTTGGCTCTTCGTCTAGCCAGATACAGTCAACTGAGCGACCTTGCCACTTATCTACACCCATCTCATAGGCTTTAAAAAAAAGAGAGGAGTTCCCACCGCTCGCGTGCCGAATTAAGGCGACTGACTTGGCGTTAGGAACGCCGGGTTTCCTCTCAGAACTTACAATATACTGCTTGGGAATAGCCCCTGACCCCCATGCTTCCGGGTCGTCAGGCGAACCAAGTAGTTCATATTGCACAATGTCTCTGGTGGTTTCGTTAGAAATCCCACCGGCCCATGCTACTATCGGTTGCCGGTATCGTCTTCCCTTCCACCATTCGGGGTACAGTCCAGTACAGTGCATTGCCATCTCGCGACTACCCGCGAGTGATTTTCCAATTCTGTTCGCCGCCATTAAGAGGCGTTGGTTGGATTGTGCTCCTGTTGCGTGAAATTTTAACTGGTAAGGGTAGGGATCGTATCGGGTGAGCTGGTCGTAGCGTTCTCTCTGCCTAAGCTCCCTTTCTAGCTCTAGCTCCCTTTTTATAACCGCTTGCATATATAGCTCTCGCCTGTCGTTGTGCGCCTGCTTTGCTTGAATAAGTCTTCCCAGACTTGCCCCACTTGTAGCCTCCCTTAACTTTCCTTACTGGCATCAGTATCCCTTCTTAGCCTTCTTCCCTGTTTTTTTAGCATAGGACTTAGCAGCCCTTTTGCCTTTGGGGGTATAGGCGAATTTCTTGCCTCCAACTTTAGGCATCAGTTAAGCACCTCCGGTATCTCAATAACCTCACCTCTCAATGAGGCAAGCTCCCGTCGTATGTCATCCTCAGACATGGCCTCGACCCTATTAATAGTCTCAACCCTCTCGGTGGGCTTCATGCCAGCTCTATCAAGGAAGTCCTTTATTGCGCCCAGCTGCACCGACTCGCTTTGAGCGTCACCTATAAGGTACTTCAGTTTGTCCACCACGACAGGTATGTGGTCGATCATCATCTGGCGTATCCTGTCCTCTATCTCACGGGAGAACTGGTTCTTTAGGGTATAACCCTTTTGGCGAGCTGTAGTGGGCGAGTACCCAGCTATCTCAGCCGATTTTGTTGCGTTGCCTGTGATGCAGAAAGCATCAACAAAGGCTTCTTGTTTAGATGTTATCATTGGTCGTTTATTCTCAATGCCCAATCCGGTCGCATATCATCAATGCTAGGCCAATCGCCAGTACTTAATAATGTTTGATAGTCGTCGTCCTCGTCGTAGCTCGGCAATAGAGCATCCCACAAACCACTATTCAACCTGGATAGAGTAGAACCAGTACCAAAATAATCCCCTCTCAGGGCATCGAAAAACCTGTTCTTCCCTGTACGTTTGGGACCAAAGCCAAGCTTGGCTGCGCCCTCAGTAATGAGCCCCTGTGGGACCAGTGATAAAACAGCAAGGGCTGGATGTATAGATGCAAGGGCGCTTAAGCCACTCAAATATGTGGCCGAGCTACCAAGCGTCCGTACCTTTTTCAAACCAGTCTGATACGCATAAGGGCCGCCTTCTTTAGTAAGGAAAGACCGAGCATTCTTGACAGCGCCCCACGCATCACCAGCTGTCGGGCTTGATCGGATGGCCTCATTAGATAAATCCTGAGTCAGCTCTTCTTGTGCGCGAGTTGCATACCCCCCGGTAGAAGAATTTTTTACGGCATCTGACAGGGTGATCTCAGTCTTGAAGTCCAAGTCCATGTGATCATCTGCCATAGACTCACGAACAGCGTCTGCTATGCCTTCCCCCGTCCTAGCGCCTCCGTAAGCAGCTCCTGTGTTATGTCCCCATGCCATTAGAGTCCCAGCTCCTTCATATATATTTCCATGTAGCGCCTGTTTTCCGAACTCATCCTTTTAAGGACATTCTCCAAAGTGCGACTGGATTTAGGGTCTCCCTTAACATCACCTGCGTTGGGGCCAAGATACCACTTGGTCATCACACCACGGGGATCTCCACCACTCAACTCAAGATAATAAGACATTAACTTTTTGGCAATCGTACGGTACATCTTCTTCTCATATGAGCCTGTAAGCCACTTCGCCTTATCCTTAGAGGGTATCCCTATATAACGGCGTGCATACTGGAACTCCTCTGGAGAGAGCAAATGGGAGTTCATGACAGTTTTCATAGTGCCATCGGTAATCTGTACCTCACCCCAGGCACTACCACCCCTTACCTTAGTCTTTATCCAAGGCCGCTTCCGGGTACTCCTGTGCTCCGCTTTGTAAATAGCGTTATAGATATCGTCTATTGATTGGGAGCTTGCGAGACGATTCCGTACTGGTTGAAATTGCTGTGATCTGGCGAATGCTGGAGTGTCGTAAGACATTGGAATCTTTGACTTAAAGTCAGTGTCCATAAGACTAGGTGCCTTCACCCGTCTACTACTCAATGGCTCACCAAACAAACGCTCATCTTCAAGAGGGGGTAACCCTAAGTCCTCTCGGTTTATTACCTGTACATCGTACCCACTATCTTCCGGATCATCCCACCTACCCAAAGCTTCATAATTTATAGGGCTTCCGCTCCCCAATGCCGGATCATAAGTAGAACCAGCAAGAACTTCTTCTTCCTCCTCTTGGGGCCACAGGTTCCTTCTCTCGAAGTGGT